CCCCTGCCATGGGTGATTCTGTTAGATTAGGAATTAGAAAACCTGATCAAGGCTTTAATGAAGTTTTGTCTAAGATTCATGCCGCAAATTATAAAAGTAACTTGTCGGATAAATTATCCAGAAACTGATTCTGGATATCTTGGTTATATAACTTAACGTAAGGGATTACAGGTAATACTGTAGTCCTTTTTTTATTTTCTTAAGGGGAAACATGTCTACTAAAAGAGCTGCTAAACTTCCTATTGTACACGACACCGAGGAAAGACACACAAGTTCAAAAGTTCAACAAACAAATGCACTTAGATTAAAAATTGACCATCTAAAAACATTTGAGCCATTAACAGATAATCAAAGGCTATTTTACGATGCATATAAAAGAGGCGATTATTTCTTAGCACTTCACGGAGTTGCTGGAACAGGGAAAACGTTTATCGCTGTATACAAGGCATTAGAAGAAGTATTAGATAAGACAAATCCATTTAATAAAATTATTATAGTTCGATCAGCTGTACAGTCTAGGGAGATGGGTCACCTACCGGGAGACATTGACGAAAAGTTAGACATTTATCAACAACCATATCGTCAAATTTGCTCTACCTTGTTTGATAGAAAAGATGCATACGATAGGTTAGCCGAGCAAGGTCATATCGAGTTTATTTCCACCTCCTTTATTCGTGGTATGTCATTCGATGATGCTATCATTATTGTTGATGAAATGCAGAATATGAACTTTGAAGAAATCGATACTGTTATGACCCGTGTAGGGTATAGATCGAAGATTATATGGTGTGGAGACTATAGGCAAACAGATCTGAATAAAAAGAAGACAGATGTAAGTGGTATATTAAAGTTTTTTGATATTGCATATCACATGGGTGCATTTACTAAAATTGAATTTCAAGCTGATGACATTGTTAGAAGCTCTTTAGTTAAAGACTATATACTAGCTAAAATTAGATATGAAGACACCATATGTACAATGACGTAATTGATCGAAATCAGTTTATTGATACTTTTAATATTCCTGTACTATACCTTCCGATAGAATATGGTAATTTAACTAGTAAAGTTATAAATGAAGACCAAGACTGGGACTATATTAATAAAAACTATGAGCAGGATAGTGTAGTTGTTATAGATAATTTTTTATACAACAGTTTTATTATTGAATTAAGAAAGTATACTTTATTAACAAACGTAAGACATGATATATACCCGGATTACGCTGCTTTGAATTTTAAACGTGAACAAAAGTTTTTGTGGTTTAAAATACTTTCAAATTTAGTAGATGAGTGTAAGGTTTACATGCCTTTTCTTAAGGGTTATAATTTTGAACGAGCTTGGAGCTTTATCTATGACAACATAAGTAATGGGGTAGGGGTGCACGCCGACCCCGCGGCTGTTAATTTTAACCTTTGGGTAACACCAGATAACAGCTTACACCTTTCACCTGAAGATAATGGGCTATCTATTTGGAAAATTAAAAGACCTGCAGAATGGGAGCATAAAGATTATAACGGGAATGCTGAAAAATCTCTTGAGTTTATTAAAGAAAACAATATAACTTCTACTAATATACCATATAGGTATAACCGCGTGGTAGCATTTGACTCTTCCTATTTTCATCAGTCCTTACCGGTAAGATCTAAATCAGGGTACCAGAATAGACGAATTAATTATACTTTTTTGTTTTCTTAAACACTGGTAGGCATTTCAAAATAAATTTGCAGACTATATATCGTATACAAAGATATTTGTAATAAATAAATTATGAGGGAAATTATATGGCATCACCAGAAATTAAAATTATAGCATTAAGTAATATTTACAGTAGACTTATGCATTTCAAGCACAAGGGAGATATTGAGCTTGGACACACACATACATTTGATCACGCTACACTGGTAAGTAGTGGGGCAGTGTTGGTAGAAACTTTAGATGAAAACTTTAATGTGGTAACTTCAAAAGAATTCTACGCTCCAAACATGGTGTTTATTGATAAAGATAAAATACATCGTTTAACAGCATTAGAAGATAATACTGTCTGTGGCTGTATCCATGCGGTAAGAACAATGGATGAAGAAATTGTAGATCCTGATTTTTTAATTGAACCAGCTTCATGGAATGGTCGGGGCAGAATGAATAGTTTGGTTCTTGAAAAAACAGGTAAAAAGATGATTGAATTTGTGGAAGATAAATCTATACATAATCGGGGGTTATAATGGCGTCACCAAGTATTAAGCATATTTCTTTAAGTAATGTTTTTACAAGAATCATGCATTTTGAAAAAAAAGGCGATATTGAACACGGTCATAAGCACGTATTTGACCACGCTACTCTTGTAAGCACCGGTTCTGTATTATATGAAGTATTAAACGATTCTGAAGAAGTCGAGGCTTCAAAAGTATTTGTAGCGCCTGATATGGTTTTTGTTAAAAAAGATAAATTCCATAGATTAACTGCTCTAGAAGATAATACTGTCTGTGGTTGTATTCATGCATTAAGAACTATTGAGGAAGACATTATACCTCCGGATTCATTTGTTGAGCCATTTTACAAAGAAAGTGGTAATATTATGAGTGAAGTTAAAAAAATAACAGATAAAGATATGCTTTATTTTACACACCCTTTAACTACTCCATTAAAAAAAGAGAGCACAAATGAGTTTTGATTTTGAATTTACTGAAAATCACGTAAGAGAGTTAGTACCACGTGCTTTGGGGGGGCCTGATGACTGGTATGAAAGTATGTGTGAGGCTTTACCTCAATACGGTATTACTTCGATACCTCGAGTAGCTGCTTTTATTGCGCAATGCGCGCACGAGTCTGGAGGCTTTTCTACACTTGAAGAAAACTTAAACTATAAAGCAGCAACATTGACTAAAATTTGGCCCCAGCGCTACCCAACAGATGTAGCTAAGCAATATGCAGGTAAGCCTGAACTTATTGCCAATAAATCATACGGTGGTAGGATGGGTAATGGAACTGAGTCGTCCGGGGATGGTTGGAAGTTCAGAGGTCGCGGACTTCTTCAATTGACAGGTAAAGATAACTATCGCAATTGTTCTATGTTTATGTTCCAGGATGAAACGTTGCTTGAAAACCCAGATATTCTTTTAGATGCCTATTATGCTATTCATTCTGCATGCTGGTTCTGGCATAAGAACAGTCTTAACCAGTATGCCGATTCTGGCGACTTTGTTACGATGACAAAAAAGATTAACGGTGGTACTATTGGTTTAGAAGACCGTAAGAAACATTTTGCCCACGCAGTTGAAGTATTATCAGGACATCATTAAAATAACATATGTTTAATCATGTACAACTTGACCTTGAAGTCTCCAAACTACAACAACTAAACGAAAATGGTACACGGTACTATGTTACCCCTGAAGGTAATAAGTACCCCTCCATCACTACCGTTCTTGCTGCATACAATATAAGTTATATTATGGAATGGCGTAAGCGAGTCGGGGAGGAAGAAGCAAATAGAATATCTAGAACAGCTTCCGGGCGCGGTACCCGCATTCATACTCTGTGCGAACAGTACATTGATAATAAGAAACCTGAGTTTAAAAGTCCTCTTGACCAGGAACTGTTTAATAAATTTAAACCTACACTACATAGGATTAATAACGTATATGCTCAGGAATTACGAATGTACTCCGATCATTTGCGTATTGCTGGTACAGTAGACTGTGTAGCAGAATTTGATGGAGTACTATCTGTTATTGACTTTAAGACATCTAAACGACTTAAAGATAGTAAAGATATTGAGAATTACTTTATGCAATGCTCGGCCTATGCTATTATGTTTGAAGAGCAGTTTAAGATCCCGGTTGCACAAACGGTTGTAGCTATTGCAGTAGATGATGAAGAACCACAGGTGTTTATTGAGCGTAGAAATACTCATATAAAACGCCTTATATACTTTCGGGATCTTTACGAAAAAAAATTATTATGCAAAGTTTAAATTTAGTTGATTATATTAAAATATATAATGTTTTCGAAAGTAATATTCTTAAAAGTACACTTAATGAATTGCAAGACGAAGATATATGGAGTAGGCACTTATGGGTTAATGAAGAAGGCAACACAGTTGAGAGAAATGGTAATGAGGAAATGTACAATACATACCGTGTTAACCCAGAACTTAAACAAATTTTTATGTCAAGTATTTTTGACACCTTAACAAAATATATTACGGATATTAATATACCTGAATTTTGTTACTGGCAAGGTTACTCACCAGTTATATTTAAACGTTATAGCCAAAATCAAACCATGGCAAAACACATTGATAGAATATCATCAATTTTCGATGGTACTCGCAAAGGGTCACCTGTCTTAAGTATTGTAGGTTTACTTAATGATAATTTTACAGGTGGTGAATTTATAATGTTTGATTCTTACAAGATTAATATGAAAGCTGGAGATATTTTAATTTTTCCTTCTTCTTTTACTTACCCACATAAAGTTAATCATATTACAAGCGGTACAAGATATTCTTTTGTATCCTGGGCTTGGTAATAAAAAAATATACCGAAACAGTGGATAAGTTGTTGCCTAGCATGTATAATCCATATGTGGGCGGTTGAGATAAGGATATAAATAATGTATAAAGTTAATTTTGAATCAAGTTCTTTTGTAACATTTTATAAGATTTTTAAGACGTTAAACGATGCAGAACGATTTAAAGAAGATATTGGAGATAGATTCGTCAGTCTCCAATTTGTATGATCGTACGAAGTTAATAGAAAGTAGTTCTGGACAAGGGTGCAAATCCCTTCAGGTCCACCAGAAGTATATTAGGAAGCAATTAGATCCCAGGAATGGATAATGTTCTAAGCGAGCAGTTAGTATACTTCTGACGGGCCTGTTCTAGATTCGACAGGGCAATAAGTACAAAGATGGACGATCCGACAGAGTTGTCGTT